CCCGGCGACGGCCTCAAAGTTTGAGGCGCTGGCTTCGGACTCGAACACCCTCGACGGCCTCAATTCTCACGCCGTTATTATCGACGAGCTCCACGCTATCCGCGACCGCAATCTCTACGAGGTTATGAAGCAATCGACCTCGAGCCGCCGACAGCCGCTCGTGATTATGATTACCACGTCCGGCACGGTGCGCGAGTCCGTTTTCGATAACCTTTACGGCTACGCTTGCGAGGTAGCCGACGGGCAGACTCTCGACGAGCGTTTCCTCCCCGTGCTCTACGAGCTCGACAAGCGCGAGGAGTGGACAGACCCGACGGCGTGGATAAAGGCAAATCCCGGCCTCGGGACGATAAAGCAATATACCACGCTCGCCGACTTCGTAGAGCGAGCAAAGAAAAATCCCGAGGACTTGCCCGGCGTTCTCTGCAAGGACTTTAACGTAAAGGCGACCGGCGCGGCCTCGTGGCTCTCCTATGAGGACGCAGTAAACGAGGCGACATTCAAGCCGGAGGAGGTCTATAACACCTACGCTATCGGCGGGTGCGACCTCTCCGCGACGACCGACCTAACGTGCGCGACGCTGATTATCCGGCGCTCGTCCGACGATGAAATCGTGTACGTTTTTCAGCACTATTTCCTCCCTCAAAAGAAAATCGACCAGCTCGACGAGCACAACACGCAAGAAGCGCCCTATAAGATTTGGGCGGAGCGGGGGCTCGTAACGATATGCGAGGGTACTCGCGTCGATTATTCGGCGGTGACGGCGTGGTACTGCCAAATGCGGGACGAGCTCAAGATAGACGCTTTCAAAATCGGCTACGACCGCGCTCTCGCCGGTTATTGGGTGGACGAAATGAAAGCGAACGGCTTTGAAATGTGCGCCGTTGCACAGGGGCCTTTTACATGGTCGCAACCTATGAGGGAGCTCGGCGCGGCGCTCGCCGATAAGAAAGTCAATTACAACAAAAATCCCGTTTTGCTTTGGTGCTTGACGAACACAGGCGTTAAAAAAAGCGGCGTGAACAACATTCAGCCCGTCAAGATTTCCGAAAAGCGCCGTATCGACGGCATGGTATCCCTCCTCAATGCGTGGGTTATCTATGTGCGGGATTACGAGGACTATATGTATTTAGTGGGGTGAAAAAATGGCAAAGAGAGGGCTATTTCAATCTATTTTCGGGGGCAAGAGCGAGAAAAATAAAGATTTCCACGCATACAAGCTCTTGAGCTCGTGGGAGTCTACTTTCGTACCGTATTCCGGGAATATGTGGGATATTAACACGGTACGCTCCGCCGTGGACGCTTTCGCCCGCCGAGCCTCGACCGCACAGCCGCGCCACGTCCGGCAGTCGGCAGAGACGACGGTCGCGGTAAACGACTATATCGACCGCATTTTGCAGTTCCGGCCTAATCCGTACATGACGGCGGCGGACTTCTATTACAAGCTCGCCGCGCAGTACAAGGTATATAACAACGCGATAGCGTACCCGGTTTTCGATGAAACAGGCCGTTTGACAGCGGTCTACCCTATCAACGCACAGTATTTCGAGCTCCTCGAATACATGGGTACGCTCTATTGCCGGTTTACCTTTGCGACGGGTGCAACGTACATTTGCGAATATTCCCGAATTATCCACGTCCGGCGGCATTTCCTCGAGCACGATATTTTCGGCGACGGAAACAAGCCGCTCGATACCGCACTCAAGACAGCGAATACGCTCAATCAGAGTATGAGCAAGTTTGCCGAGCTCGTCGCGGTTATCCGGGGTATTTTGAAAGTCTCGAACGCCGTCAAGACGGAGGACTTAAACCGCCGCAGAGACGACTTTATCCGGGACAACCTCCGTATGGAGAACAACGGAGCGGGCGTTATCGTCACGGACGCGAAATACGACTATACGCCTATCACAGATAAGACGACTCCTATCCCGGCGACACAACTCGCATACGTCAAAGAGGAGATTTACGACTATCTCGGCGTGTCGAAAGAAATCGTCGAAAATACCGCGACTCCACAACAGGAACAGGCTTTTTATAGCGGCGAAATCGCCCCGTTTTTCCGCCGACTCTCGCAAGCGTTCTCGAATGTGCTCTTTACCGAGCGGGAGTTCGGATACGGAAACCGTATCGTCTTTTCTGCGAACTCCGTACAGTTTGCGACGCTCCCGGAAAAGGTCACGGCGGCAAAGTTCTTGACGGAAATCGGAGCCGCGACGCTCGACCAAATCTTGACTATGTTCGATATGCCGACCATCGGCGGCGAGGAGGGCGCGCGCCGCGTCCAAACGCTGAACATGGTAAACGCAAAGCTCGCAGACAAATACCAGACCGGCGGAAATACGCCGCCGGACGACACTACGCCGCCCGGGGAGCCAACCGGCGGGAAAGAGGAGGGTTAGGCTATGGCTATCAAACAGGGGCGCGAGTATCGCGCTTTGCAGGACTTTAGCCTCGTTCCGAGGGACGAGGGCTCGAAAGAGTATCGGGTACGCGGTACGGCTATCGTATTCAATTCGCCTACGGTGCTATGGGAGTGCGACGGCGTGGAATACAAGGAAATTATCGACCGTCACGCTTTCGACGAGTGCGATATGTCCGACGTGATTTTCAACTACAACCACGGCGGAAAGGTCGTCGCTCGCCTCCGAAACAAAACGCTCGCGCTCAACATCGACGAGCGCGGCGTAAACATCGACGCAGACCTCGGCGGAACAACTGCCGGGCGCGAGCTTTACGAGGAAATCGACGGCGGGTACGTCGATAAAATGTCCTTTTCTTTCACGGTGCGCGAGGCATCCTATGACTCCGTTACCCATACCCGCACTATCACAAAGGTCAAAAAGCTATACGACGTGTCGGCGGTGGACATTCCCGCCTATAATGACACGTCTATTTCGGCTCGGAGCTTTTTCGAGGAGGAGCACTCGAGGGAGCTTGCGGCTTTGGAGCAAGCCCGGAGGCGGAAGAAACTCGTAGCTTTGACATACTAACCAACCACACAACAACTATCATTTTTGGAGGTAAATTATGAACATCGAAAAGAGACGCGCAGAAATCGCCGCCCGCAAAGCCGAAATCCGTAAGCTCATTGAGGGCGACAGCGAGAACAAGCTCAACATGGACGACCTCGAGAAAGAGCTCCGCGAGCTCAACGAGGAGGACGAGAAGCTCGAAAAGAGACAGGCTATCGAGCGTATGCTCAACGGTGGCGCGGCTCCGGCCTCTCCCGCTGGCCTCTCTAATCCCGTTGCTCGCTCCGCAAATCAGCCCGCGCCGGAGAGCACCGAAAAGCTCTATCGCTCCGCATGGCTCAAGACTTTGCAGGGTAAGCCGCTGACCGACGACGAAAAGCGCGCATACTCCACGGCGGCAAACTCCGGCCTCCCCATTATCCCGGAGACGACCGCAAATCAGATTATCAAGAAAATGTACGAGGTCGCGCCGATTTTGCAGAGATGCAAGATTTTCCACGTCCCCGGCAATTTCAAGTTCGCTATCGAGGGTACGAACGACGAGGCCGCGCTCCACACCGAAAACGCCGCCATTACCGCCGCGAGCGACTCCCTCGGCTCCGTCTCTCTGACCGGCTACGAAATCGTGAAGCTCGTCAAAGCCTCCCGCGCTTGCTCCGAGATGGCGCTTTCCGCGTTCGAGAGCTATATCGTCGAGGTTATCGCCGAGGCCGTCGCCCGCCGCATTGAAAAGTACATTTTCACCGGCACGGGTACAAATCAGCCCGGCGGCGTTAAGACTGCCGGTAAGGGCGCGAGCGGCGCGTACGCCGACGGCACCGACCAGATTACCGTAGGTAAGACGGCCTCTCTCACCGAGGAGAACGTTATCGCGCTCTACGGCTTGCTCGGCGACGGTTACGAGCGTAACGCCGTTTGGTGCATGAACAAGGCGACGTTCTTCTCCGACTTCTTCCCGCTGATGAACAAGAGCAAGAACAACGTTATCGAGTTCGCAAACGGCAAGTATTACATCATGGGCGCGGAGGTCTACTTTACCGGCTCTCTCGCCGCACATGAGGCGTATCTCGGCGACTTCTCCTATATCATCGGCAACTATTCGCAGGATATTACCGTCGTCCGCTCCGAGCACTCCGGCCTTGCTACGAACAGCATCGACTATCTCGGTGCTTGCGTGTTCGACTCCAAGCCGGTCGCGGGCTTCGGTGCTTTCGTGCATCTCGCAAAGGCGGCGGCTTAATAGGAGGGCTCGAGTATGGCAGTCGGTGACGAATATCTCGCCTCCGTCCGCCATAGCGTGAGACTTTCCTCCACCGTCCACGACGGGGAATTGACCGACCTCATTAACGCCGCTCGAGCCGACCTTGTGCTCGGCGGCGTTCTTGAGGCAAAAGCGAACGACGAAACCGACCCGCTTATCAAAAAGGCGGTGACGACCTACGTCAAGGCGGAGTTTGGGCTCGACAACGAGGACGCGGACAGGCTCCGCGCCTCGTATAAAGAGCAGAGAAACGGCCTCTCGCTATCGGACTCCTATATCGCGGCGGAGGGGGGATAGCTCATGTACTGGCGCGACGTTGTGACGCTCAAAGCCGTTACGGAGGGGCGCGACGCGGACGGTTTTCCGAAAGAGACAATCACGGAGACGACCGTTTTCGCCGACGTGTCCTCTACCAAGCGGAGCGAGTTCTACGCCGCCCGACAAGCGGGTATCTCGCTCGCGCTGACGGTAAAGCTCCGCGCCGCTGACTATGACGGTCAAGAGCGGCTCTCCTATGAGGGCAAAGAGTACAAGGTCGAGCGCGCATACACGGAGGCGCGGGAATACTACGAGCTTAATTGCTCCGAGTTTAGGGAGGCGAGCGAATGAACGTAAACGCTCTTTTAGTGGGTACGCTCGATAGTCTCCTCCCTACCGCTGACAGCGTGTATAAGGGCGCGGCGACCGAGTATATCGTTTTCAACTATACCGAGCTCCCGGCGGACTTCGCAGACGACGACGCGGCACATTACCGCTATCTCGTGCAAGTCCACCTATACGCGCCGCTCGAGAAGAATACCCGCACATACCGGCGGGAAATCTCTCGGCGGCTCGTGGCGGCGGGCTTTACCCGCCCGACGGTGACTCCGGCCTCCGATAAAAACGGACAGCATTACGCCTTTGAGTGCGAAATCGCGGGAGGCGTTGACGATGGCTAATCTATCCACGAGCGGGCTCGAGGAGCTCGTCGGCGGCTTCGACGCTATCGCAGAACTCCCGGACGAGGTAGTCCTCGAAATGCTCGTCGCGGAGGCGAAAGTTATCGCCCCGGCGCAGGAGGCCGAGGCGCGCGCTATGCTCTCCGGCGAGTACAGCACCGGCGAGACGGCGCAAAGCATTTCCTACGATAAAAAGCTCAAGAAAACAGCGGACGGGCGAGCAATCTACGTTTACCCGAAAGGCACTCGGCGACACGGCAACAAGCGCCGCGCCGCCGAGGTCGCTTTCGTGGACGAGTTCGGAAAACACGGACAGCCCGCCCGCCCATTCATCCAAACAGCAAACGAGAAAGCGGCAGACCGGGCAATCGACGCGGCGGCTCGAGTGTACGACGACTTTCTCAAATCGAAAAACTTTTAGGAGGTTTTATTATGGCACAGTTTGGCGCAAAGCGTCCTATCTTCGCCCCGACGAAAACCACGCCGGACGGCGCGCTCCCTACCTACGATTACGAGAAAGTCGTAACCGTGGGTAAGCTCGTCAAGGCTGACCTCACCGTTACGAACGCATCCGGCGAGCTCTACGCCGACGACGCGCTCGCCGAAAAGGTCGATATGTTCGCCTCCGGCTCTCTTGCGCTGGAAACGGACGACAAGACGGACGAGGTACACGCCGCTATTCACGGCGCGACCAAGGATACGCAGTCGAGCGAGGTCACGGACTCCGACGGAGACGTAGCTCCTCGCGGTGGCCTTTGCTATTACAAGGTCATTATTCGCGGCGGAGTCCGCTATTTCAAGGGCGTGTTTCATCCACTTGTCAAGGCCATTCTCGGCAACGACAGCGCGGCGACAAAGGGCTCCTCTATCACGTTCGGCACGAGCGCGACGACCTTTACCGTGTTCCGTTGCAACTCTGGCGCATGGCGCATCACGAAAGAGTTCACGACGGAAAGCGAGTGTATCGCGTGGTGCGATACCAAGCTCGGCAAAGTGGGAGGCTAATATCAGCACGGACGGGAGGCGAGCGAGAACGGCTCGCCTCCCGCTTTGGTAATTGGAGGGTAAAGGCATGAAAACGGCAAAAGTGACGCTCGCGGACGCGACGTATTACCTCGCATTTGACGGCGAGGCTATGTTTACACTCCGGGACGATTTCGGCGGGACACAACTCGCACTCGAGGCAATAGAGCAGGATACCCGCGAGAGCTTCGCGGCGACGTGTGCTATCGCGGCGGTACTGGCAGAGCGCGGCGAGCTCCTCCGTCGGCGGCTCGGATACGACCCGGGCGCTATCCCGGAAAAGGACGATTTTCTCCTCATGGTGAGGCCGTTTGAAATCGTGACGCTCAAGCGCGCAATTATGACGGCTATCGAGCTCGGCTATGGTCGAGAGGTAACGAGCCCGGCGGACGACGAAATCGACGAGGGGCTCGCGGAACTTAATCAAAAAAAAACAAGATAAGGCGGGCGGAATACTACCGTATCGCCGTTCTTTGCGGAGTCTCCCCGGCGGAGGCTCTTTTTATGGCTCCCGGAGAGGTTTTCGACCTTTGGGAGCTATACCTATCCGCACACGGTAAGAACAGAGGCGAGGAGGGCGTGTAATGGCAAACCGTGAGATAAAAACGAAAGTCGCTATCGACGGCGAAAAAGAATACAAGGAGTCTCTCAAAAACATCAACTCCGCCCTCGGAACGCTTAAATCGGAATTAAAGCTCGTAGAGAGTCAATACGCGGGACAGGCGAACAGCTACGCGGCTTTGAGCGCGAAAGGCGACGTACTCTCCCGTATGTACGACCAACAGAAAGAAAAGGTCAAGGCGGCGGCGGAACAGCTCGAGAAAGCAAAAAAAGCTCAATCGGACTACGCCGAAAAAGTCTCCTCCGCGCAATCCGAGATTTCGCGTTGCGAGGCCGCTCTCGCCGCGCTCGGCGACGAGACAGGCGACACGACCGAGGAGCAAGCCAAGCTCACGGCGGAACTCGAAAAGGCAAAGGGCGAGCTCTCCGCCGCTGAAAAAGGATACGAGTCTACGACTCGCTCCGTCAATTCCTATCAAACACAGGTAAATAACGCCGAGGCGGAGCTTAACAAGCTCGGCTCGGAACTCGATAAAAACGCCTCCTATATGGACGAGGCCGCGAAATCCTCCGACGGGTGCGCCGAGTCTATCGACGAATACGGGAAAGAGGTCAAAAAGGCCGGAGAGGACTCCGAGGAGGCCGGGAAGAAGTTCGACAAGGTAAAGACTGCCGCGACCGCACTCGGAACAGCGGCGGCGGCGGCAACGGCGGCACTCGCGGCGGCGGCAATAAAGCTCGGAAAAGAGGTTATCAGCGCATACGCTGATTATGAGCAGTTAGTCGGCGGCGTTGAGACGCTCTTTAAGGATAGCTCTGGTAAGGTAATGGAGTATGCGAACGACGCATACAAGACCGCCGGGCTCTCTGCAAACGAGTATATGGAAACCGTGACCGGGTTTTCCGCGAGCCTTATCTCCTCCCTCGGCGGGGACACGGAGAAAGCCGCGAAATATGCGGACATGGCAATTACGGATATGTCCGACAACGCTAACAAAATGGGCTCGGACATGGCCTCCATTCAGAACGCATACTCCGGCTTTGCAAAGCAGAACTATACAATGCTCGATAACCTCAAGCTC